TGCCGGTCCCGACCGTCAACTTCGCGTTGATGGTCGTACCGAGCGCCATGCCGCAGTTCCGGGCGATGAAGCCGGTCAGGTCGATCCCCGAGTCTTCGAGCATCTCGCGCGACACCTGGAAAAGCGTCGCGTACTTGTATGCCTTCAACTCGACGAACGCGTTGAACGACGGGTCCGACTCGCTGATCGCCGCTGCTTCTGCCGTCTTCGCCGCGTTCGAGTACGCGGACAGCGACGGGATCTGCAACGTCTCACCCGACTGGGTGTTCAGGATCGTCGACACGGCCGGGTCCAACATCGGGCCGGTCACAACCATGAACTCGACGAGCTGGTTGTAGAACGACGTCGGGATCGGCGCTCCCGTGTTCGTGGAGAGCACATCGCGTCGCTCCGGCGGGTTGAACACCGCCGACCGGATCTCGCCACGCATCAGCTGGCGGAGCAGATCGTGGTCGGTCGGTTCGACGTCGGACCGTTCCTCGACCGGCCGGACAACGTCCTCGAGGCCACGGACCGCTTCCGCAGCCGCCGCCTCACGCGTCATGTCGGCCTGCACTCGATTCACGGTCTCTTGCCGTTCCTCGAGCTCGGCCATCATCCGGCCGTACTGGTCGTTCTCCTCGCCGGTCAGGTCTCGGTTCTCGGCCGCGGCACGGTCCAGGAGCGCCTTCGCCTGCTCCCACACCTGCAACCGCAGCTCGATCTGCCGTTTCAGAAACTCTTGCGACATCGGTCGCCCTTCCTGTTCAGAGCACGGGATTATGTGTTGATGGTGCAGGTGGTGGCGCCGTCGAGTGTTCCGAATCAAGTTCGGCGTGCGTCGCGTGCTCCGAGCTGCTGGCCCGCCTACTTCTTCAGAAGCAGGTCGAGTTCTTTCACGAGCCGGCCGATCCTGGCAGGTGTCCCTGCCGGCTCGGCCGGCTCCGACGTTGCCCGCAACTTGCCGATCGTGTCGGCCAACAGTGCAGCATCGTCATCGGTCAATGTTTCGCCGGACTCCAACTGTGCGATCGCCGCGGCGAGCAGGTCCGCGTCGTGGCCGGTCCGGTCCGCGAGAAGATCCAACGACCGGACCCCCGCCGACGTTTGCCGATATGCCGGGAATCCCGTCACGATCGACACTTCATGTAAACGGACCTCGGTCAGTGTCCGTTGCGTTCCCGCATCGTTCCAACTGTCGCCACCCTTCGGGACAGAAAACCCGAACGACATCGCTGACACGTCGCCACGCTGCATCAGGACCGACAGGTCACGCGCGTAGGTCGTGTCGGGCAGGACCGCGTCGACCCGCAACCCTTTCTGATCTTCCTCGAGTGTGAGTGTCTTCGCTCGTGTCGACGCGAGCGGAAGGTCCGTGTTGTGGTTGACGAACAGTTTCACGTTCTTACGGCCACTGTGCGCCAAACTGCGACCGAACGCTCCCGCTGCGATCCGTTCCGTGAACGGCAACGGTTCGGACGGCACATCGAACACTGCCGCATAGCCGCCGAACCGGTTCGGCCAGTCGGCCCCACTGTCGGCCCGCATCTCGAACTGTTCGAACTCGACCTCGCGAGTTTCGATCGTGTCCATCTTTACGTCCCCCTACGGGTACACCGACCCCGGCTGGTCCGGGTCGACGTTCATCACTGGCTGCAACTGTGTCGAGGGCAGGCCGGTATGCGCGATCGGCGGTAAACCAACCGCCGCGAGCACCTCGGCCGGGTCGTAACCCGACCACACCAACTTCTGAGCGACCGTCGCTCGTTTATCCAACTCGATCGCCTCGGTCGCCGCGACGTCAATGTTCGCGAGCGGCACCCGGTAACTGTCACCGCCATCTACCGGCGGGAAATCTTCCAACCGTCGGATGTCGTTGATTGAGAACCAGCCGCCCTGCAAGCCGGTCGAATAACCCGCGGTCCGTGACGAGAAATCGCCACGCAACAACCCGTCGACGTTGAACCGGACGAACTGGTCAGGCTGTTCGAGCAGCCGGCCGTACGCTGCCTCCAACTTCGAGACGTACGGCCGAAGTGTATGCGTCACGAACTGGATCGCGTTCTGTTCCACCGACGCGTAGCTCATCGCGCCGGGGGTAGCAACACCCAACAGAAACAACGGCACCCGGAACAGCGACGCGATTGACTCGACAGCCGACCGGCGCGCCTCGATCATCTGCGCTTCGTTCGGGTCGACGCCGACCTTCGTGAACTTCGCGCCGCCGAACAGGACGCCGGGACGGTGCGCCCGCCTCAACCCTTTATGGCCCTCCTCGAACGAATCGGCGAGGTCTTTCGCCTGTTCGCGAGTGAGAGCACCCGGCCATTCGATAATCCCCGACGTGATCGAACCTTGCCCGAAAAACCGGGCGGCGAACTCATCTAACGCGATCCCCAGCCCGATCGTCGTTTTCGCATGATCGACACGCGAACGGCCACGCAACTCGCCCGGCATCAACATTTCGGTCAGGTGTAACACGTCGTCGTCGGTACCGACCAGCAGGCCGTCCGACGTGACAAACTCGATAATCCGTTGATCGTTCCTGCGGACCTGCATCTGCCGGGGGTTCAGTACGGCCAGGTCAACAACCCGGCCGGCCTGATCTCGGAACACACGCACGAACGCGTTGCCGTCCAACAGCAACGACACCAGCACCTGCTGCAGATGGTTCTGGCGGCTCATGTTCAGATCGGCCGCGGCCGGCCTGTCCAACCAGACCGGCCGCGGCCGTACCGGTAGCCGCTCCCCATCCACCCGATAGAACACATCGACCGGCAACGTCGAGATCGTGTCCGCAATCAGCCGGACACACGCATACACGGCCCCGAGCCGCAACGCCGTCTCCTGATTGACCGCAACACCCGCCGGCGACATCGGCGTCGGCACCTCGCCGCCAGCAGCCCACAACGACTGGAACGTCACGTCGCGAGTCTCTTGCGGACCGCCGAACAGTTGACGCAACATCACACGCCCCGCTCGATCGCAACGCCGAACAGCACCGCCAACATGCCGCCGACGATCAGGCCGGCAGGGACCGACAAGATCCCCACACCGGCCACAACAGCGGCCGCACCCACAATCTGCAACACTGCGGCCACCACACACCCCGTCCAGTCAGACAGCGAAGAAACCGGGCATCACGAGATCCGGTTGCTGTTCCCGCACCACCGTCGCCCGATCGAACGCGACGATCGCCGCGACCGCCAGGTCAATCTTCCGCGGAGACCCCCGATGGTCTTTCGTGACCCGCGGGCCTTTCCCGTCGATCTTCAACACACAGTTGTCGACATGACGGCCAAGCCGACGGTCCCCATCATGTGTAAGCCGGCCGTCCATCGTCGCGTCGTAAAACTTCGCGCACGCCGGCACCATCCGTGCCGGACTGGACGTCGGCCACTCGACCATCGGGAAGCCCTCATCGGCGAGCGCCTCGAGAGAACGTTGCCACCGGAACGGGTCGCACGCCACCTCGAGGACATGCCAACGGCGACAGACGTCCCTAATCGTCTGCTCCACCTCGCCGATATCGACACGCCAGTGCGGCACATCGTCATCGGCGCGTTCCCACGCGCCGATCACGAACAGCCGCCCCTCCAACGTGCAACCAACTAACGCTGTCGAGTCACCCGCATACGACCCGTCGAACCCGACCACGATCGCGGTACCGTCATCTGGCAACGGGCCCGGAGACGCACACCGTTCCCACGCACCATGCGGCAACCACGCCTGCTGGCCGGCCACCCAAGCGTTCAGCCGTTTCGTCCGGAACTCCGGTTCCGGTGTCCGTTTCACCGCACTCGCGAAATCTTCCGGGTCGACAAGATCACCGAACGCCGGGTTGCCACGCCGCCACACCTTCGGATCGTCGACCGTGCCGTCCGCACCCCAATAGGCCATAAAGAACGACGGGTCGTCGATCTCGCCGGCCGCGACCTGCTTCCCGTACTGCCACAGCCGATAACACGTCGAGTCGCGGCCCGTCGTATCAGCCATCGGACCAGCAGTCGTGATCGCCAACAACAACGGGTCGACCCGGGCGCCAGCACCCAACGACATCACGTTAAACAGTTCGTCGTTCGGAGCCTGCGCCAGTTCGTCATACACGACGAACGACGGCGACAGTCCCTCCTTCGTGAACGCTTCCGAACTGAGCACCCGATAGACGCTGCCCCGCTCGAGATCTTCAATAGCGTCGCGGTACAACTTCGTCGCCGCCGACAGTTCAGGATCCAGCTCGATCATCCGTTTCGCGACACCGAACACGATCCGGGCCTGCTCCCGGTCCGTCGCACACGAATACACTTCACCGCCCGCCGGACCCGTGAACAGCGCATGCAGGGCGAGGCTCGAACCGATCGCAGACTTGCCGTTCTTGCGAGGCAACATCACCAACGCCGTCCGAGCTCGCAGCCGACCATCCGACCGGCGTGCATACACATGCTCGAGCAGATGCCGCTGCCACGGCCGCAACACCAACGGATCACCCGACCGGCCCGCCACCGTGTCCTTCACCTGCCGGCCGAACCCCTCCACAAACTCAACGATCCCCGCAACATCGGCCCGTTTCCGATCCGCAGCCGGTACCGCCGTCACAATCGCCGGAGGCCAGCCACTAACGCGAGGCACGACTACGCAACTCCTCGAGCTTTGAACGGACCGTCACCTCGGCAACACCGAGCCGCGCCCGGTCCGTCGGCGTGAACCCCAACAGCGACAAGTTCTGCACGACCGCCCGCTCAAGTTCCCGCAACGCCCGCCGCTCCTCGGACGTGCCCGCCGTGAGCACCCGGTCGCGGAGACGGACACGTTCGTCGACCTGCTCGCACACCATCAGGACGAGTTCGACGTCGACGTCGGGTGAGATCCACCGACGGCCAGCCGACCAGATCCGATCCCACAGTTCGCGGCCGTGCGCCGCCAACGGTCGTGTTGGGTCCGGCGTCGTAACCGCCGCCGGCAACGCAACGACC